CTACTCCAGCAGCACCCGCCGCTCCTTGTTTAGCTTTACTGAATGTGAAGGTTTTAGCTGCCACCGTGTTGTTGCTTTCCAGGTGCACATTTATAGGCACAGCGCCTATATCAATTCCCTCGGTAATGTCTGTGAGGTAAAACGTGTGGTAAGTAACTGGAAATCCGTCATACCTAGCTGGGGCGCATCCTGAAGGAGTACCAAAATCAAACCTAAATTGTCCTGAAGTTGGGGTCACTCCATCAGCCACCGCCGTAAGGGGAGTGGTGCCTTTCCACGCCATAACCGTGGACTTAACCCCATTTACTCCCAAGGTCCCTTCTAAAGGAGTTCCAGACGAATCACAGGGAATTGCCTGTGACTCGTTAGTGAGAATTACAGTGTAGGATAGTCCGTCCCTAAGCTTAGCTACTGCCATCTCGTCGTACAACTCACCGACCATGCACCGAATTTGTAAGTAGTCCTCACCCTCCCAGGCACTGTCGTCGTGGTACAGTTGAAAAGTAACTCCGCCATTTCCTGTAGTAAAAGAGGTCCACCCTGTAGTTTGTGACCAGAATTTCCAATCATACGTCGGGTTATCTACGCCAAAAATCTTTGCCTGTAACCCTACCATATCTGTGGTCGGTGTAGGTTCCCCTGCAAGGTACTTAAAAGTTTGCGTGCCGGTTACCCTAACATAAGCAGGAGGGGTTTCTCCTCTAGCTGATTTTAACCCCCACCAAGCGTTAGTCGTAGTAGGAAGCGCGGGAGGCTTATTGCTGGAAGATGCCAAGTGACTTTGTAGGGCAGCCCAAGAAGAGCCGTCGTACATCACTTCGTCGCCTTTGACATAGTTAGTTGAAACTACCCAGTCTCCCTTGAACATAGGAAGTTCTATCGAGTTCATAGCGCTGTAATTTAACTGAGAAAAGTTGACCGCGTTAATATCTTCGAAGGTATCGAAGGCGGCTGCTTTAACGTACCAGGTACTCTCAGAAGGCACGTTGTACGAGAAAGAAGTTTCAGGCCCAATATTTATAAGGTTAGTTGCATCAGGAGTAAAATCTCCTCCTACTAGCTGACTGGAGGGAACCGCGTGGATCACGTAGCCTGCGATATCCCCCTCGCTAGAGGGGGAGAAACTAACCACAAAATTATTTTGATTGGCACTAATATTAAACATTCATGTCTCCATTAAGTTAAAGCGAGGGGCGAAGCATTTGTAACTCTCACAACTACAGGTCCCGTATTAACCTCAGACACGTCCTTAGCCCTCACCTCAATATCCACGCTTCTGGCTGCTACCCCACCACCGTCAGCAATATTTTTGCTCCGGGTGTAGGTGTAGAACTCAGAGTAAGCGAACTCGCTGCGCCTAAGACTGCCATCCAAGTTCTTGATTGTTACGGCGTACTTGTCCCAATTCAACGGGGTTGTTCCATCGTCCAGGAAACGCCAAGGCTCCCAATAAACGGTCGCGTCTTTGCCTAAGAAATCCGCAGTAGTTGTTTCAGGTCCTGCAAAAACAGCCCCGGTAGGGATGTTTTCGTAAGCCGCGAGGCGCAGTGAAATAAAGTTGGAAGCTGCTGGGTTGTTAAGTGCGTCCTCAATAGCCTGCTTGGTTCCGTCCTTATAATGAGCAATAAGCACAAATTCGTAAGTCGAACTGAATTTCAACTCAGGTAATTCGAATATTCCTGAATTTGTTACTTCGGTGTATGTGTACGACCCGTTGATCCCTCGGTAAGCTAGCTGCACTCCAGAGATGAACAAGGCCGCTGCATCCGATAAAAAGTAATAGATGTTCACAGAAGTTTTAATGCGACCGTCTGCACCTAAATATGGGAAGCTATCGACCTCCATGCTAGTGACTGAGGATTTACTGGGCTTAGCTATCTGACTGAACGAAGGCATACTCACAACCGGCATCGAAGTGACGTCATCCGAATAAGCGTCTTCGAGGTACTCGATAGCCGTGACTTCGGTAAGCTCGTCTGAATCCCTTTTGAGGTTCAGGATCTTGAAGGGCTTCACAGCGTTGGTCACTAATCCCAGAATGTAAGTCGCCCCAACTTCCGGAGTGAAGTTCTGGGTTGCTCCCTCAGAATCCACGTAGGTCTTGGAGATATTCAGAAGTGAATATGTTCCATTGCTACCAGGCTCGGTCACAGAAATTTCAACCGGAGGCAATCCCGCGTTAGAAATTTGCACAGCCAATTGGCCCCAGAGGTTGCCCTCGGATTCCAACAAGGTATATGAGAAGGAGTCGCTCAAGCCGATCTGCCAATAGGTCCCGTAGTCGGTCACCTCATCTATCCACCCACCAGAGCCCCACTGAGGAACGTCATGCTGGACTCCAATCACCGAGAAGACAGTGCTCATCAGGCCTTCCGTGCCGGTTTTAAATGAAACGATGGTCCCTGTGTTAGAAGCCACGTTCATCGTCCGGAACAAGAGGCTCCTGACTTGCCGTTCATCGGTGACTCCAATATAACTGATTGACTGCTTGCGCTCTTCTTGCGTAGAATCCGCTTGGTACTCAGGTGTTTCAGCCAAGAACGAATCTTGATCGTAGTCCTTGTCCTTATTGTAGAAGCTGACTTCGTAGGTATTGGGAATCGCTCTGAGCGAGGCACAGCTCTGCGAATAATCCTTGATGTTGCTCATGTTGAAAATCTGCGTGATGTTCTTCGGCTGGTCTACATCGAGGTAGACCATCCCGTCTGCCTGGAAGAGTAGGGCGTTCATCGAGGCGCAGATCACGTTGACCCACTCACGAGCGGATTTGCTTTGGTCTATAACCAGGTTCAGCGAATAACGTATCCGGGGAAAAATATCGTCGTCATCAACTTCGTTGTAGGAGGCTGCAAGCACACCATTCTCGAATAAGTACTGATCGCAGTAAGCGCTCATCGCTACGAGATTAGCCAGAACCAAATTTTTCTTTTCTGGCTTGATCGAGAAATGCTCGTTGAGACCGTGAATCGGATTGGTCAGCAGATCCCAGAGGCACCAGACAGGCGAGTCAGTCCAGAGGACATTATCGGGGTCGGAATCAGTGCTCATGGTGCCGTCCCACGGAGTTTCCCAATAGCGGATTGAACGTCCTGTGGTCGTGTCGTATCTGCTGACGTAGCCTGTAGGCAGCGAGACACAGGAGCCCTCGATGATCGACGTGATCGTGGGGAGGCTTCCTGAGATTTGATCTGTAGCTCTGATCCTGGCTCCAAGAAGGGCGACCCAAGGGTAGACCAGTCCTTCCGACGAAATCTCAATAAGGTCCGCGAGGTAAATGTCATCCGCTATCGTGATGTCAGAGGCGTGCCTCGGGGTTATCCGGACAATCTTGATGTCGTAGTAGTCAATGCTAGGAAGCGTGATGGTTCTCGCGATGGAGACTTCGGTTTTCGACGGCTTCTCGGTTTTGAAGTAGTCCCAATCTTCGGTCTCAACACCAGGTTCCTTGTTCGCCGCGAAATTGTAGAGGTCCCAGGCAGTCGCGTTGCTCTGCCGAGTGTAGACCTTGAACTGGACAGAGGTTTCTCCAGGCTGTCCGCTGTTAGAGTAGAATCCAGCAGCGCTCAATCTGACCTTCACTGTTTCCACAGGAGTCTGGGTAGAAACTATTGCTCCAATGTTTTGATCTGCGACTTCCTCAGGAACCAACTGATTGATGCTCGTGGAGTTCTCAAGTTGGTTGAATCCCTGCATGACTGCTAGGGTGTCCAGAGTGGTTTCGGTGGAGTTAGAATTTGAGTAATCGATAATTTTTACGTTGGTAAGCGGGGTGGCGCTGGGGCCTTCTACCGGAATTTTATTTACATAAGCTCTTTTTATTGCTCTAGTTTTAACAACAAAATTCCCGGATTTCAAACTACCAAAGTCAGCGGTGACATCGTAAAAACTGGTTGTTAAATCTGTATCCCCGCTGGGTTGTAACCCGGCCTCATACAGCAAAGTAGTTTCGTCGTGATTATAAATTTTAACCTGATCTAACCACCCAACAAGTACGGTCCCTAAGGTGTGGAGTGTGTCGTGCGAGATGGTAAAATTTAATTTATCTACATCACCTGCGTTCGGAAGAACCATCGTGTGGTAAGCGTCTGCAAAGCTAGAAGATAAAATCTCTCCTTCAAACTTGACTTCCTGGGGTTGGATCAAAGGAGCATCAGGCGCGAAGTTAAACTGATCACCCCTTCTCCAGTAAAAGGCCAAGTCTTGGAAGTTATTCTGGTTCCTCTCGTTGATCTCGATAGAGTAGGGGTCGATTTGATTGATAGGCCCGGACGCGATCCCCAGCAAAGCGAAGAGGTAACTATACGCCCCGCGCACATCCACATAAGCATTCAGGACGTGCCCACCGACCCTATGCCTGCCGTAGACAATCGGGATGGGGGTTCCTGAGACTGTCGTGTTCTTGATTCCTGAGAAGGTGTATGTAGCCGAAGTCGAGTTGCCTGAGTCGAAGGTAGGGAGGCTTGGGGAGCCGACGATCAGAGAGGATATGCCGCCGAGCACCATCCCGGCGCCCATAGTCACACCCATTTGCGCCCAAAAGCCCATTGCAGCCCAAGTTGTGGTTCCTGCTGTCATGATAGACGCTGCGATCAAAACAGCACCGACTACCATCTGCATCCCACCCTTCTCGCCTTCAGGAACATCCCTACCGAACTCAATAATATCCTCGGCACAGACAACTCGATGCAGGTCCTTCGGGTCGAACAAATATTCTCCATTCAGTCGAATCGACGTGCGTTCAGCTTCGATCCCCTTACCCACCGTGAGGAAAACCAGGAACTGGGGGAATTTGTTGAAGAGGTCTTCCAAGGCATCGACTACGGTTGTGCCCGAGACTTCTACTTCGTCCTGCAGGGATGTGTGCCGGATCAACTCTTTATCAAGAAGTATTTTCATGGTCAGTCCTTTTTGTACCTGAGGACTGCACAAATCTTGTCAGCCCAAAACCCGCTAACGTGTGAATGACAGGCAGTGCCTTTTAGAGTTGTGTGGAGGAAATCCCCTTTGTCTATTACTACCCCGAGATGAGTTGAGAGCCCTCGGTGCTTCAAAACCAGAACGTCGCCAAATTTTGGAGGACCAGAAATTTCCGAGAATCCAAATTCAGCAGCCTTCAAGAAAATTAGATCCGGATCTGCGTCATGCCAATTTTCTTCGTAATCAAAAGAGGGAAGTTCGATTTGAAATTCATTTTCATAAAATTTCTGAACCAAGGAAAAGCAGTCGGACTTCATGTGGCAGTAGGGGATCTTCAGATAATCTAAAAACCTCACAGTCTGATCCTTCTAACACCTGAAGGAACCCCAGGAAATCCACCGTATCGTTCGTGATTTCCTCGGCCAATTTTTCCAACTCCAGAAACGCCCAAAGTAGAAGCTGAGGCCAGTTGAATGGAGGTACCAGAATAAACGATCCTCTTGTAGACCATTTTATGCCCATCAGTCGTGGTCGAGGTGGTCTGGTTGGTTATTGGAGAACCTTCAATAACTCCTTCAACTTCAAATACTTCAGACCCAATTGTCAAAAAATCGCCTGGATTTGGAGTCACCGCATTCGTAGTCGTAGCGATGGAACTCCCTGCACCAACCGTGGTAACTCCCGCATCAACCACCTCGAACAAATGGAGCTTGCAATCGTCCAGAGTTTTTTTGCAGGTTGGTAGGGAACCTGTATACATGCAGGTTCTGGGATCTTTGTACCTGAATCGGCAGACGTTTGAACTGAAGGCAACTCGGGGCAACCGGATATTGAAATCTACAACTGGGTCTAGATTGAAGACGATTGCGGATTCGTTGGAGGTGTAGCTGTCAACTACGAAGGCGTCCTCGATATAGGCTGAGGCATCCGCCAGTCCATTTGCTTCAGCCGAAACCGTACCGTCTGTGCCGAAGGTGTAGATGAAATCCGCGAAGGATTCGTAGGTCGTTTTAATGGAGACCCTGGTTCCCCTGAGCGATTTAAAATCATTAACGTAGTACTGAAAAACCCTACCGGGGTTCGCTACGGTCAACGTGGCTTTGTCAATCGAGCCATCGGAGGACATCGTAGTTCCGGAATACTGAACCGGGAATTTAGAATAAACCACCGAACCGAACGAGATGTCGCAATTGCTGTCCACGATCCTTAAAATAGGATTGCCTGGGATTTCAATTTCTATCAGGTGCAGCAAAGTGCCCTGTGAAGATTCGGTGGTTTTCTTCTGGAACAGCGGGTGATTAATCCGGGCCATCTAGGTACCTCCAGGAGGCTTCAGAAACGATCAGCATCGGGTAAATGGCCTTCTTCATAAACTCCAAGTCCACAGCAGAAGGCTCCGGTGAAGCTCCAGGATGGGTGTGGAAAAGGCACAGTACTCCAAGGCCTGAACGGGAGAGGGTATTCAGGGTCCGGAAGTACTGTGCTTGGTCCATCAGGAAGGAGTTGAGGGGAGCTTTGGAGACGTTGGGGATGAAGAAGACTTCTTGGTTCACGCTGATAATTCCACAGATTTCTTTATTCGATTTGGAGCATTCTTTCTGAAGCTTTGAAATGACTTCAGGATCAACAGGAATTACCACGTCTGCTCCAGCTTGAACGAGAGCGTGTAGATAGGGCCTTTAGGTCCGTGCTCGATGTACTTTTTTTCGAGCGTGTCTGACTGGAAGCGGACGTGGAATTTTGATTTGGAAACTGGGTGCCACCAATCGAAGGAGGTGACAGAGCCGTACATTTGGAGAAAGAAGGTCTCAATGGCCTGCGCCTGGTTCGCGTATAGCGCTGGGTAGTTGCAATCCCAGACTCGTATTGGATTACTCTTTTTCCTTCTTTGTGTATGCCCAGAATCAGCTTGAAAAGTGATTGAGGGAACTTTTATCGCCTCGGATAATGGTCTGGAAGGATTGGGCAATCTGTGGTCCGTCCCTGTGGTAGAGGGCAGGCCTGCTGTAGTATAATTTGTAGGGAAAACTGGGATTGGCATGGGTTCTCCTCAAGTAAGAAAAAAGCTGCTTCACTACTGTATTGGGAAATTTTTGGCTTTTAATTCTCACAGTCTTGGAAAGAAATATGCCAATCCGAATTCAAATCCATTTCTGAATACATCCGGTCGAAGTAATATTCACGGAACTCCGTGAACTGCTCCGGGTTATTAAATTTGAACGAGAACATCTTGTGGAATTCTTTGTGGCACTGATCGCACAAAGTGATGCCGTTGGACAAAGAAGTTCTCAATTCAGGGTAGGCGTGGTAGGAGTAGAGGTGGTGGGCGGCTAACTTATTCGGATGCTCACAGAGGAAGCAGGATTTACCATCTCTGGATTTAATGGCACCGGCCCATTTCATGTGCTCGATGCCTCTTCCACTTAAGGTCCCTTGCTTCATCATTTCGTGGAACCGTTCTCTTCGCTTACAACCGCAGGAGGCGGTGCTGCCATTTTTCAGGCTAGCAGCACGCACCTCCTTGAAAGTCCCACAGGTACACAAGCAGAGCCAGCAGGTTCTTCCGTTTTTACTTGGCGCTCTTTTCAGCACCAGAAGCCTGCCGAAGGTCCGGCCCTTCAAATCTTCAGGAACACGCATTATCCTGCAGCGACCTGCCTGACAGCTCTATACGTTTGGCCTTTCCTCGCCATATCGTAGGAGATGACATTGATGATCTGGTCGTCGGTGGTTTGTGGGATCTGGGATGGATCTACGATGTTCACAATTTGCAAATTTTGCACAGACTTCTCTCCGGAGGTGGTCATTGGCCTGCTGTTTCCACCTACCAACCCGCCTTCTGCAAATTTCTGCGCTCTCAACTTCTCGAAGAAGGCAACTCCATATTTGTTGACTGAATTTGTCGGGATTACGAATTCCCCAGGCATCGCGAGGATTGGCACGCTGTCTTTACCAGGTACCCCCGCGCCCGTAGGGATGAGCCCTCCGGTTGCCTTCGGCAGGAAATAGTCAGCATCTCCACCCGAGAAGGCAGGCTGTGAAATACCCGAAGGGGAATTCAGTTCTGTCTGCGCTGTGCCTCCTGCGAATAGTCCAACAACACTCTGCACCATCTTCACGACCATCAGCTTGATAATGTACTCCTGCAGGGTCTTCAGGATCTGCTTCATGGTTTCAGCAAGCCCATCCTTGAACCGGGACCAAGCGTTGTTCTGCTTGTCGAGCAACTTCTCCTGCTCCCTCAGCGAAGCGTTCACAGCCTCCAATCCAGACGCCTGCTCATTCAGCGCGGACTTATCGGCGCCGGTCATGAACTCGCCCTTCGACGTGATCGAACTGATCGAGGCCTGAATCTGTGCCTTCTGAACATTCAGTTCGTTGATCTTGGACTTGATGCCGTCGATAGCATCTTGATCAGGCATCGTGAAGGTGGAGAGGGTGTTGCTTAGGGTGCCTGTGATTCCGGAGAATGCTGAGTTGGTGAGGTCGGAGCCTAACCCTTGGGAGAGCTTGTCGGTGTCGGAGATGCTAGCCCAAGCAGAGCCCGAGCCTTTTTTGAAGTTACCCCAGAAGGAGTGGTCAGCCAACCGGTCGTACTGACTGGCTTGGGCTGCGAGTAGGAGGTTTTGCTCCTTGATGCGATCCACGTTTTGCTCGTGGGTCCTTCTCAAATCTTCAAGCTTTTGTTTGGCTTCCTCTTTGCCTTCGTTCAGTTCGATCCACTTCTCAATTTCTTCATTGTCACTTTCAAGATTTTTGACTTTTTGCTTCCCTACCTCAATGGTCTTGTGGAGGGTCTCCTCCTCGATCTTGTAGATCTCAGAAGCTGCGTAGGTCTCCTCCTTCTTGATCGAGGCAACCTGCTGGGTAGTACGGAGTTCAAGATCTAGTTGCTTCTCGCGTTTGGCTGCGTCAAGAGTAGGGAGTTCAAGATCAGGCTTTTTGGGCTCAGCCATCTTAGCAATTTCGGCCTTCTCCTTGGTATACCTAGCAAGATCAGCCAACTCTTGTTGCTGTTGAGTCCTTGCTACCTCAGCAAGACCTGCCTTAACTTGACCCGGCTTGAACTTTTTATCGTACCCGGTGATTCCGTAGGACCCGTCTGCGTTCAACTGAGCAGAGCCGCCGAAGTCGTCAGCCAGTTGCGTGAAAGCAGCAGCACGCTCTGCTTTCCTCCGGGCAGCGAATTCATCATCAAGTTGCTTCTCGACGGCAAGCTTTTTATCTTTGGTTTCTTCGCCTGCCTTTTGAAGCGCCTGCAGCTCTGCTTCACCAGTGAGGCGGGCCTGCTGGAGAGCTTCCTGCTTAAGCTGCTCCCGGTTTTTCTCTTCGCGATTCTTGATCCGCTTGAGCACATCCGCAGCACTTTCCGCTGCTGTAGACGAGCCACCCATGTCCGGGCCTTTTGTTGCCTCGGGTTTGGCCTTATCGAATATTGGGCGAACCTGGTTCAACTCATCGGCGGCGTAGGGCATTTGAACCGGCTTCAGGGTTTCGGAGCGCAGCACTTTCAACTGCTGGATGGTCTGCTTGGCCTTGTCTATTTTCCGCTGAATGAGAGAATCTTCGGACTCGAATTCATCATCAACGCTGCGCTTTGTTCTGCCTTTACTAGGATTAGCTTTCTGGCGCTCTAGGGCCTCCAACGTGGCCTGCAAGGTAGCGATATTTCGGTTGATGCTATTCGCCTCGTTCATCCTGGAGATGTCGTCGGCTTGGCTTTCCTTGTTGAGCTTGACTCTGATTTCATACAACTCGGTCAAGCTGATTTTTTCCTTGTTCAGAAGCTCTACGTAGGCAGGGTGCTTCGCAGCAAATTTAGCAATCTCGGTCCTGAGTTCAGCCGTCAGCGTGATGTCCTGCCCCTTAAGTTTAGCTATTTTGGGTAGAGCGAGTTCACCTTCTTCCCGATAAAGCCTAGCGGCCTCCTTCATCGACTCGTTGTACGCAGAGTTCTCGACAGCAGCACGATTCAGGAGCTTCACGTATTCACCAGTGACAGTCCTCTTTTTGACCAAGGCTTCGTTGCTGGCCTTGAGTGCATCCTCCTCTTTGTGGAGGTGGTTGCCGACTGCTGCTACTCCAGCACCCAGCAGGGTTAAAGCCCCAAGCAGCAAACCAATCTGGCCTACGCTCGCCGCTATACCCAGAAGAGCCAAACTGCCTGACAGAGCCTTGATAGCCAGCACTAGGGTACCAACCCCAGTAGCAACCAGCATTATCTGCCCAGGAGCCGATTCTAGCCCTCTGACGAACGAAGTAATCCCGTCAGTGATGGCTGACAAAGCACCACCTAAACCGCCTTGTCCTAAAGTTACCACCGTGCTAGCGAAGGTCTGCTTGATCACGTTGAGGCGTGCTTGGGCGCCCTGCATGGATTTATCGAAGGCGATCATTGTCGCGTTGGTGCCTGTGACGTTCTCGGTCATCAGGCGGAACGCATCTCCCCCGAGGGTTATGGAGGTGATCATCGCACGACCCACACGAGTGTCCATTGCAGCCATGAGGTCCTGAACCTTGACATTGTGGTTTTTGAATACGTCGGCTACTTCGTCCAGGGTGTGCTTGGTCGTGTCGATGGAATCTTGGTCGATCCCATAAACTTCAAGAAGTTTCTTGAGGCGAGGCTTAGGAGCAGCCAAGTCCTTCAGCAACTGGGACAAGCCTGTACCAATCGTAGAAGGCTTGATGCCCGCCTGGGCTTGGGTTGCTATCATCCCGAGGGTCTGCTCAAGGGACAGTCCTAATTGCGCGGCTTGAGGAGCCAGATAGTTGAAAGCCGTAGCCAAACCTTCAGTAGAGAGTTTGGACTCGTTCAAGGCGGCTGTCATCGAATTCGTTATTTTCGCTACATTTTCCGCTGTGATCCCAAACACGTTCATCGCGGTGGTGGTGAGATCTGCGGAAACTGCGGGGCTGGAGCCTGTGGCTGTAGCAAACATGCCAACCGCTGCGGAAACTGCAGGCAACTGCTCCATCTTCACGCCTGCCTGAGCGAGCACCTTCATGAGCCCAGAGACTTCATCAGCGGTGAACCTGGAGTTCTTGGCGATAGTTAAAATGGCATCACTGAACACGTTCACGCTGTCCACAGGTGCCCCTGCAATAGCGGCGATGTCGTACATCGACTGATTCAAGGATATGGATGCGCCTACTGCCTCACGAATCTGGTTCGTTACTGCAAATAAGGCAGTTCGGATCGTGTAGAATTCGGCTATCCTGGTGGTCAGCTTGCTCAAGGAGACAGCCAGGATTCCTGTAGGCTTCTCGGCCTCCCTCGCTGCTCTAGCTGCTTCCCTGTGGGCTCTGGCTCTGTCGAGTTCTGCTCTTGCAGTTTCCCGCGCAGAAGCTGCCGCTGCTTTGTTGGTATCAGAGAGAGCTTTGTTGGCTGCGGAGGATTCCCTGGTGGCCTTCTCGATAAGCGCTTGGTCAAACGCAATGCTCTGGTCCTTAATAACTGAGGATCTGGAGTAGCCCTTGTTTTTATCTGCGGGGTCAATGTACTCGAAGCCCTTGGTTTGAGAGCGCTGCTGGGAAACAAGAGCCTTCGCAGCACGTTCAGCAGCAGCCGCAAGTTCCTTCTGGTTCTTGACAAACGACACCAAAACCCCATCAGCATTCAGGACGAGCCTTGAATAATCCTGAATAGTTTTGGAGGCCGCTGCCATCTGCTTGTTGAAAGTGGACTGTTTTATCGCTGATTGTGCTTCAGCCCCTGTGGTTAGGCCGTTGGCATTGGCGTCA